AATGTACCAAAATATAAAGGTACTGCCTAAAACTAACAAGGCTAATATAGGTGTAATGATTTTATTTAATAAAGGTGCTTTATCACTTGTCGCAATATCAATTTCACGCTTACGAGCTGAGTCCATTTCTTTCTGCTCAATATCCATTTGCTTAGTTAATTCAACTTCCATTAACTGAGTGTGTTTATTAGCTTCCTCAATTAGTTTTAATTTAATAGCTTCCTTTTCTTCTTTAGATAAAGTAAATTCGTCAACTGTATTGCTAATTGTTTCTATTAACTTAGAGCCACCTCCTGCTAATATGTTTGTTATGAATTTTGGTAAAGGCATATTATGTAATTATTAAAACCATGTTTCTATTTCCACTCATTTTATAACTGATATGCACCCAGCTATAATCGTATTCATTAATTAATTGATCGAAATATAAATTAGCTTTACACCAATCAAATAACTTTTTATTTTCTTCTTTACTTCCTGCGCTAATATCCATCGCCTCACCGGTACAATGTTGTGAAGTTTTAGAACCTTTAACTGCCTTGTTTAGTTTTTCATTTCTAAAGAAACTATTAATTTTAATAGGCTTGCCATACCATTTACGCAAAGGCTCAAAACAAAAGTCTGCTACCTTTTCCATATTATTAAGTTGAGCATTATTAGGTTTGTTATCTATGCCTAATCTTAAAGCTGTTGGGCTTAATATTGCCTCCTCTAATGTTATGTGTTCGGATATATTCATTATTCATCTTCTCCTTTTATTGTTGGACTTGTTGGCAATGTTGCAACTTGCTTAGGAAAACTGTTTACTTTAAAATTAACTTCTAAAGCTGAAATTCTAAAGTCATGCGCTTGAAAAGTTAGATCGCTTTTGCTTTTATAACTTTCAATTTTGTTAGACAAAATAGATAATTGAGTAAAGTAAGCTATTGCAGCCGCAACAATATAAGCAACTTCTTTAAATTCAAACCTTAATTTAGAAACCTCATTCATAGTAATATAGTGCTTTATTTTTCTTTTTATCTTGTAAATCAAATCTTACTCTAATGACTAAAGCACCGCAAGCTGCGCCCCAAATAGTCATGCCCATATCTTTATTAGAATAAACGCCCCTATCCATTTTTTTATCCCAAACAACCTCTTTTAATATCCCTGCCGTTGTACCGGCTACAAAGCCCGTTAAGGCACTTAGAAACGGTTTATCAATCATTTGATTAGTAACTTCGGCTGTTAGTACTGTAATTCCAAAACCAGCGTAAAAGTGTTTTGTTTTATCGTCTATCTGCGAGTTAAGACAAATAGACGACAACAAAAATATGATTAATAATTTACCCACGTTTTTTTAATTCCTCATTAATGAATTTAATGTTAGCTTGATTTTGCTCAATGATAGCAAGTGAATCATAAACTAAGGCTTTTAATTCAGTTGTAGAATAGTCTTCAATTTTCTTTTGTGTTGGGTCGGTTGCTGCAACTTCCTCAACTACTTCTATTTTATCTGTTTTCATGCTGTAAATATAATAAAATTATGCTAGCAATCCGATTGTTCTTAAAGCCCTTACTATTTTTTCAAGTGTGTACCCATCAAAAGTATCATCGTGCTTAACGTTTCCGCCTGTTCCGCTTACAACGGTAGCAGAAGCCACAGCAGTAGTAGGTTGTACTATTGGTGTAGAATTGTAGAAACTCAACTTTTGTGATGTCGACGTACCTATCTTTATCCCAGTAGTTGTATCTATTTTTAAATCAGAAATTAAAGCATTTGCCGAATTAAACCATAGCACTTTATTACCAGCACCATCCGCAATAATTACATTGTTAGCAAGCGTAGAACTTAATCCAGTTACCTGAGCGCCTATAATTGTATTGCTTCCACCTGTTGTTATCCCCCTTCCAGTATTCCAACCAATAGCGGTATTAAATGTTCCGCTAGTATGGTCATATAAAGTATTTTTACCTACACCTGTATTAGAACCTCCTGTTGTTTGAAATAAACTTAAATCGCCAACCGCTGTATTTCCAGTAGCAGTTTGGTTTGAAAAAAGAGCATTAGTACCGATAGCTACATTTTGAGTTCCAGTAGTATTTGAATATAATGTTTCTGTACCAAAGCCAACGTTAAAACTACCAGTTGTTAGTCTTAAAGCAAAATATCCAAAAGCGCAATTTTTTGTACCTACTATATTTGTTAGTAATGCATTTGCTCCAAATCCAGTGTTTAAATTAGTAGTTAAGTCATCAGCCACACCGCAACCACTTCCAAAGAAAGTAGAACTTCCTAATCCCTCTTGTGATACCCTTCCGTTAAACCCAGCAGCATAATTATTAGTTATAGTTGCATTAGTTCCAACGGTAGGGGCATTTACAAAAAGCGAATACGCATTGGTTATTGTACTTGCACCGACAAAAGAGTAAGTAGGGCTATTAATTAAAAAACCATGTTGAGCCGTTACAGCACCTGTATTTCTTTGAAGTGTACCTAAAGTGAATGAAACAGTAGGAATATTAGCACTTGCCGTTTGAGTTGTATGATTAGCAGCAGTAAAAGTAAAGTTAGTAATAGCACCGCTTGATTGTGCTGCATTTGTAAATACTAAATTACCACTTACGCCTGTTATCTGTGGGGTAGTTATATTAGTTGTAAAAGTTGGACTAGTTCCAAAAACTAAACTACCACTTCCTGTTTCGTCGCTTATTACACCTGCTAATTGAGATGAAGTAGTTGCTGCAAATACGCTTAAATTTTGAGCGTTAACAGCCGCTAAAGTTGTACCGCCTAATCCTGCTAAAGTGTAATTTGGAACGTTTAAAACGTTTGCAATTAACGTAGATGCCCCACTTGAACCTGTTGTTGTTAGTGAAGTCGCTGCCGTTCCTAATGTAGTTAAATAAGTTGAACTATCAACCGTACCATCCGCTTTTAAAAACTGAGTAGAAGTACCACCTGTTTTTATAAAGCCAGTTGTTTCTATTGTTGTTGTTGCAACTTGACCAGCCGTTAAAACTTGCTGAATAGTTGGAGTTGACGCACTTACCGTTGGTAAAAAAGACAAAGCACTTAAAGCCGTTACACCATCGCCTAACTTAAATAAGCCAGTCGTATCATGATAGGCAGGCTCACCTGCTTTTAATACCATTGCAGCGTTAGCGGTAAACCATGCTGTGTTCTTTGGGTCGTATCTAAATTCTACTGTTGCCATTTATAAAGTTTGAATAATTGTTGCAGGTGCAGGGTCTGTTAATGTTTGAATAATCTCTTGCAATACCTCAACCGTGTAAGTACTATTAGGATTAAGTGTTGCTATTACGTTTCCGTTTTGGTCTAAGATTGAAACTAAACCAGCGGTGTTATTATTAGGTGTTAAACAAGTTGAATGGTCATAATGTTGAACTACATTTAATTCAAAGCCCCAACCACTCACATCGTCATCGTAAACCGATTGTAAAGGTTCTAATGTTATACTTTCATTTACTGTGCAATTATAAATACTTTGTAAATCCGATCTAATTTGTGAGAATACTTCCAAAGCTACTTTCTGCATTTCACTCATTAGCACATCCATATTTCTGTTATCTTGGTGTACTAAGTCTAAAAATACAAAAGCAAAAGACGAACTATGTATGTTAATGTCTAATGTAACTGGGTTAACAGTAACACCCATTAAAGGGTATGTTATTTCATTAGCAGCCCCAAACTCAGGCACTCTATCAAACAAAAAAGTACCACTACTTAGTTGGTTGTGGTTTGTTTGTTTGTCTTGGAATAACTGTTTTAGTTGGTTTTGGCTTAACATTTGCTTTCTCGAATTGTTCTAATTTCTTAATATGTTCTTTTTTGATTCCCATTTATTTATATAAATATTTATAACAATCATCGCAGTCATTATCGTCAATCATAATGCCGCTTGTAAAGTTGTTTCTATTAGGCATTATTTCATCACGCTCTACATTGCTAATGTATAAAGGATAGCTACTAACATATCTATTTAAATAGTTAGTTACTCTTTGTGCGTAAATCTCAGCTTTGTTTTTAGACCTATCCATTAAGAATTGAATCTCGGCTAAATCGGCTGCACTAGAATTTTCGCTATTCTTAATCATTACACCCTTATTCATTAGCCTATACTTCATGTCTGGCATAGCCTCCATTTTAGCGTAATGCAACATACAAGGCACAACTAAATCTAATAACGTTTGGTTTAAAACGGTTACCGTTGATGTGGTAACTTGGTTTAATACTTCGTTATATAAATTAGTACCTAATAAAGGAATAATATAAAAGTCTTGCACCTCTTGTAAAATTGGTGTTAAGATGGTCATATCAACATTTTTGTTTATGTTGGTATATTCCTTTAGATAGTTTTCTGATATTAATAAACTTGCCATTATTTCTTAGTTCTAGATTTAGTTATTGCTTTCCAAATGTGACGGCAATAAGCAGTTGTTTGTTTGGTCTCGGGATTAGTATAAAAACCACCTCTAAAAGACCAAGGATCTTCGCCAAACACATTAGTAATATCATCAATACCCTCACGTGTCCATGTTCTAAATTTACTTAACAAAAGCATTTTTTTGCAAAATGGTCTAGACGTTCCACCCTTTAATAAAGCAGGCGCATCAGGGCGTTCTACATATTTGTAAACAGTGTAAAGTTCTGTTTCAACTTCTGGCGTATTCGTTTCTAAACCTTTAGGTGTGATAGTTATAGTATTGTTTATTGTAGATATTAATCCTGCAACAACTAAACTGTTAATTATATTCTTTACAGTTTCAATATCTAATCCTAATATTTTTGCAGCCTTTTCGGGCGTTGTTTCGGGTGCGCCTTTTAATAAATCTAATACTTGTTTTTCTGTATCCGTTACAAATTTATGCTTTGCAAATTCAAAGTTAAAAGCTTCAGCATTACTTCCAAAGGTTACAAACTCTTCACTTACTATTGGGTCATCATTGTCATCTATTGCACTACCCTCAAATAAACTAAGAACATAGTCAGTCATATCAACTTGTTTGTCAAACTTACTAAATTGAGCTTCAGGTGTTGCAAATAAAATATTAATGTCTTGGTCGCTTAATCCGTAACTATTCTTAAGCATCATTGCAGCCACCTCTTTAGTAGTCTTTTGATTGTTAACCTCACGAATTAATCTTTTAATATTAATCCATTGTTTGCCGGTTAAGTTCTTTAAATGCTCATTTACTTGCGTTTCTGGTATCTGTGCTAAATCACCGTCAACTGTAACTTTATCTTTAATATCAATGCCTAACTTTTTAGCGTAATGCTCACGTAAAGTATCTAAATCAAATAGTGATTGAAGTAAAGCAGTATCAAAAGGTAAATCAACATTAGCAGGTTGTTTCTGTTTTATTTCTAATAAAGATAAGTCAACACCGTTAACGGCTGCTAAATCTTTAATAATGTTTAAGTGTATTTCTTGTCTATGCTCAATATAACTAAATAACCATCTTTCAAACTTTTGTAAATAAATAGTGTTATCACCAATGTTAACCGAGCCATCAAAAATAGCCGCTAAAGCAGGATCTGTTCTATGGGCTGTAAAGATATTTTGTTGTGAACGTTTAGCAACCTGCTCAAACATTTTATCTAAATCGCTTTGTGAAAACGTTGTTAACTCAGCTTTTTGACCGCCTTTGTCAACAAAGTTAAACATCATTTTACCGGTGTTAGAACTTCCTTTGAATTTACGGTCAAAGAATTTAGCGTATTTTCTTTGCTCTTCCTGAGTTGGCTCACCATTGAATAAAGATAACATTGCACTTGCAAACATTCCATTCTTTAAATGTGAATAGTTAAAGTTAGTTATCTCAATATTTGTTTCAATGTCTTGCAAACCTTGTTGGTAATTTGGAGCAGGATAAATATTACCAAATTCCATAGCACTCATTACTTCTGTTTTGTAATAAAGTATTTGAGTTCCTGTTCTTATATTAGGGTTAAAAATAGGATATTCAATAAATGATTTATGCTTATGTGCTTGGTCATTTACACATCCATTATCGTCAACCCATTGCTCACAATAGAAAAGAGTTTTACCGTCTGGTGAACGTCTAAATTTGCTAAACTCTTGGTTATAAACCTCAGCTATTTTACCGTTAAAATCGTAAACTATTTGTAAAGCAATACCATCAAATATTTCAAATGGTGTTACGTTTTTTCTAAATAGACTATTCCAATCTTCAAAGCGATTAGCGTGTGATAAGAATTTATCGTATTGCGCTTGTTGTGCTAACGTTAATTTGCTTTCGTCATAACATAAGCCACGTCCATAAACATGGTCAGCCTTAGCCTTTATAATAGCACCGTGAACGGCATCTCTATTGTATAATTCTAATAAGTAATTAGGATGTGAGTTATGCTCACCCCATTGTAGATATTTACCGCTAGATATTTTTCTGATAGCAGGTTGAAACGAGCTATCAAATTCAATTTGTAAAAGGTTACCGACCTGTGTTATATTATTGCCCATTTGTTACGATTGATGTTCTTACATCTTTATAATAAATATTAGTTACCGATGGTGCTTTCCACCACGCCTTGCCATTTCCAACTTCACCTGTTAACGTTCTAATATCTGTTGTATTTATATTTGCATAATTGAATAAGGCTGCATTAGCCGATTGATAAACGTAGAATGAATAACTACCATAGTCATCAAATAAAACGCTGCCAGTTAAAGGCACAGCTGCTCCAACGGTTATAACAAAACGTTGCTTGTTATTGTCTAAGTTAGTGTAAGTACTTGTACACGCTACTTTGCGACCTGTATTATCATTAATGAATACAAAGACAAATTGAGGATTTGCAATAGTTGAATTTTCCGTTACCGAAATATCAATAGTATTAGCCCCTGTTATTAATTGCATCATATACTTATTAAATACTAAAAAGTTACAAATGTTACTAAATAAAAAAGCCCACCTTACAGGGTGGGTCTTACATTTATATTTTAAAGAATTAATTAAGCAGGTATCAATAGTAAAGCAGCTAAAGCGTTTGGTACAACGTTTGCGAACGTTCTCTCTTCACCTGTTAACACTATTGTATATCCCGAATCATCATTACCCATTGCACCACTTGCAGCGGTTGCAGTTGTAATTCTCATTCCGAATTCTTGACCTAATAATCTAAATGCACCGTTCTTATCTTTAACCATCCAAATAGTATCTTGCTTTGCTAACAATAAAATTTGTTGAGCCACAGCAGCTTGTTTCTTTGGAATGTATAAATTCAAAGTAATTGCATTCATTAATGTTCCGTTTGTATTAGCGGTTAAAACCTCAGTCTCATTCGCTTTACCATAGTCAAATTCAAAACCCCACATTTTCTTTCCTGTGTTTAAGAAAGAAGCTACGTTAGTAATACTACCACTTGCAGAGGTAATAGTTCCTTGTGTATAGTTAGAAAATTCTACGGCATAAACGTTTGTAAGTCCGGGTGAACCATCTCTACAATCTCTTGCTATTCCCGAGGTTATCGGGCAACTTGATAATGCCATGTTTTTATATTTTTTTAATTAAGAGGGGTAAACTTAATTACCCCTCAATTTATTTATTTATTTATCTAAACCCCAAGGTAGCGGTATACCCTTGACGGAAAAGCAATTTGTACTCCTAGTTTCCACTCAGCATGAAACTTTAAGTTTTGATCGTCATCTGATTTCCAAACTTTGAATTTCTCTTCTTCGTTAGCCATGTCAGTTCCGATGTACATATTTTCTGGCTCGATAGCGTAGATGTAATTTAAACCAGATAAACCAGCAACTTCAACGATTTCAATGTTTGCACCCTCAGCATATAATTTGCTTTCTTCACCTGTAGTGTTGAATAAATTATCAGTACGTAATTTGAAACGGTATGTTGCAGCCATTTGAGGTGACATTAACATTTTGACAGTTGGGTTACCTTGGTAAACGTCATTGTTAGCAATAACTAAAGTAGCTAAACCCTTTATGACGGTTCTAGAATTTGCCTCACTCCAAGCTACGCCTGAATAAGTACCACCGATTGTAGCAGCACCAATGATTTTTACAAACCCATCAAAACGATTTAAGTAAGCGTTTGTTGAAGTTGTATCACCTTGCCATAAAGCAATTTCAATATCTTCTTTAGCTTGTTGCATAGTGTCATCGATAATTTCTTTGCTATAAGCTAAAGAATCATAATCACCACCTGCAGCTAATTTTCTTTGAGTGAAATACGGCTCTAAGTCACGCTCGCACCAAAGCATGTCAATTTTAGTTTTACCTACTGTGATAGTACGTTGTGAAATTGTAGTTGAACCAGATGCGTTAAAAGCACATGATTGAGCTTGAAATACACCACGAGTGTTAACCACGTTAATAGTTTCAGCCGACTTAATGCCAGTCTGTTTGTTTTTCACTAAATCCATTGTTGGTGAACCTGAGAAAAGTTTTTGATAAATCAGTTGTTCTGGTTGCTCTACATACGATGGAGCTGTTATTGAATATGCCATTTTATTTTGTTTTTTTTATTTGTTTATATTTATTTGTTTAATCCTAATTTGCTAAACATTTTATCTTGCTTTGAAAAAGAACGCTCAGGTGTAACAATAGGGTTAGCCATTGGCGTACTTAGTAAGTCAGTAAATGTTTTTGAGAATGTTGCTAAAGTTGCTTTTAACTCTGTATTGTCTTTTTCAACTGCATCAAAACGAGATACCAAAGCAGAGATAGTTTTGTTAGCTAAATCTAATTGTGACTTAACATCGTTAACCGCTGCATCCATAGCTTCTTGAGTTACAGGAGCAACCGGCTCAACAACTTCAGCAGGTTCGTATTCTAATAATAAACCAGCATCACCAACTGTAATTTCATCACCATTTTCTAATTCATGGTCACCAGCAGGAGCAGGAAGCTCACCGTCGGGAGTTACAACAGTTACGATTGTCTCGTTAGGGATTGGCATTGGTGTTGAGTATTTAACAACCGTACCATCTTTTGTTTTTATCTCACCTGCTACAGGCGGAACAGTCTCAGGCTCAGCGTTATTAACTGGCTCTACAACTGGAATTGGTGTTTCGAATTTAAAAGCCTTTGCAAAAGTTTCCTTTTGTTCAGGTGATAAAATTGAGTTTACCAAATCTTTAAATGTTTTTTTATCGTTCATACTTATTAAATACTTAAGATTTATTTTTGTTTACTCTAAAATTAAACTACTAGCGTGTTCATAGGTTCAACTCCCTTTCAGCAGAGCTCCTCCCCTCATTAAGGCTTTAGCCACTAGTTAGTTTACTCTAAAATTACACTTAACAGGTGGGCGCAAAATTCATCGCTTAATTCAGTAGCCACACTTTCATAAAAATTACCCTCAACACTAAAGCCGGTATATATTCCCGTCTTAATATATTCATCCCAAACGTTCTTATCACCTATGTAAATAAAACCAAACCAAGTACCGTCAACTAAATGTTCTTGTCCTAAAGGCGGATTAACACCCATAGCACGATTAATAATAAACGATTGATATAAATAGCTATCGTTAATCATGCGTGTGTTATCGTGCATTTGGTTAACGTTATTGGCATAACTTAACTTAGCGTGTTTCTTAACTATTTGCTCAATAGTTTTAGATGAGAATTTAACGTTATATTCCTTTTTAGTTTTCTCGTCTATTCTAGGAATAGCCATGTCGGGGATCATTAAAGCACCGGCAAGTATTTGTCTATCGCCTGTAGGAGCTGCAAAGTTTCCTTTTTGACTTCCGCAAGTAATACGGATTGTTTTTAATTCTTTGTTAGAACCAAAGGCAAAGTAACCTTGCTCTATTGCAGGGCTGTCAACTGTTGCAATGGCAGTTACACCACTAGCATCTTTTACATCGTCTTCGATTGTTAAATCTATTAGTTCCATAATTATTAAATACTAAATTGTTTAGTTTGTTTACTTTAGAATGTGGCTTGGTCTTTAATCTTATCTATTGTGTTTGTTGAATTTCTTAAATCAGTTTCAACTACGTATGTTTTAATAGGCGGTTGGTTAAAGTTGTTGTTATTGTTTCCTGTAAAAGTTGTTGTGTTTTGTTGAGGTGCTGCTATTGATGGCGTGCCGTTGCCAGCAGGCATAGATGGTGCGGACGGTGTAGCTCCTAATGATGGTGCAGCCCCGGCAGAGCCACCACCTAATGCGCCTAATGCTTTAGTAGTTGCTGCTATTGATGCTGCAATACCTAAAGCTGCGGATATATTATTAAAAGCAATTACAGGAATAGCAGCTGCTCCACTTGTTGCAATAGCTTGTGGTGTAAGGTTAGCAGCGGCATTAGCCGCCCTAGTTGATATAATTATTTTAGCTATTCCTATTGCGCTTTCTGCTATTAATGCCGCTTTTTGTACATTCTTATTTGAGCCTGCTAGCTGATTTGCTAAACCTACTAATTGACTAGCAGTGTTTAGCGCTTGCATTTGAATTTGTTGTTTGTGAGCTTGTTTTGTTTTTTCTATTTCAATTTCTTTAGCCGCTTGATCTTTTATGAATTGTTCCATAAAAATATCATCTTGGAATTTTTGTTCTTGTGCTGCTTTTTCAGCATCTAACTCATCCTTACGAGCTTTATTTCTTAAAGCTAATTCGGTATCTTGGTGTAAAGAAAGTTGTTTAAATAACTCCTCAGCATCTATAATAGATTGTTCACGCTCTAATTTAGCCGCTTCGGCTTTTATTTTATTTTGTTCTTCTAAATGTTTTTTATACTTTTCTTCCTTTGCCTTATTGTCATTTTCAGTTATAACGTATTCCTGTACCTTTGCATTTTTAATAGCTTCTAAACTGCCACTAAGTTGCTTTTTCATTTCATCTGTAAACTCACCACCTGCTCTTACTTGCGCCTCAATGCCTTTAGCTATTTGAAAGTTGGTATCAATTATAGCTTGCTGTTTAGCTTGCTCTATTTCAATAGTACTTTTGCCAGCCGCCTTTGCAACTGCTAACTGCCTATCAAATTCGCTAGTTGTACCTTGTAAGGCTTCCTGAGATTTCTCATTGGCTTTAACCATTGCTTCGCCTTGGTCTTCAATAGCCCTACTCGATTCACTTGTTACACCTATTAAATCTGTAAAACCATCAACTAACCAACTAATGGCATCGCTAACACTTCTTAAAATAGTTGCTAAAAAACCCGAACCTTTACTTAGTTCGTCAAAGTTTTGTACTAAATAACTAATCCCTTCTATAATTAAAAAGATAGGAATAGCGGACATTGCAGCACCTACACCTTTAAAACCTGTTTTAATTTTATCAAAGTCAAAGTCTTTAAAACCTTGACCCAACATACTAAAGCCTGAACTAATCTTTTCAACTCCCGAACCTTGTAAAGACTTTGTAGTGTCTTTAAGGTCATCCATTTTATCCTTTAACTCAGCTACTCTTTTAGCAGCTTTACCATCACCATTTAAGGCAGCGGATTGAGCCGCTTTTAATTCGGCTTTTAATTCTTTAATTGAGTTAATGGCTTTGCCCGTTCCCTCAACTTCAATACTTATTACTGTTTTTTCTGCCATAATTAATTTACTATTTCAGCACTTGCTGCATAATGAACACCTACTAAATCACCTACTGCCCCGTTAACATCACCCGTTGCAGATACTACTAAGCCATAATCCATAACTCCCGTTTGTGCCGCTGTTGTTTGAACGGCAGGGGTAGTTCCGGTTATTCTATAAGGTACTGCACCAGCACCAACAGGTGTGTATAAAGTAACGGCAGGGACTTTAAACATTCTAACAGGGAATTTAATATTAATAAAACAAGCTAATGCTGTTGCGCCTGCTTTACCTATTATTCCAGTTACACCATTACCAGCCGTTGCAACCGCTATTGATGCAGCTGGGACAGTTGTTAAAGGAAATGATTTACAGTAACGCCTTAAACATCTATTAATATTTTCTGCAAAAAGTGGTTCTAAATAATCGACAAGTTCAGTTCCTAAAGTTATCTGAGCTTCTGCTATTGATACGTTATCGGTAGTTCCGCCTGTTGCATCACTAAAGAAAACCATTACTAAGTTTTTTGCATTAGTTGGAACGGTAAAAACACAACTTGATTTAGTCCATACACCAGCGGCTACGTTTACATTTAAAAAGTTTCCTGTTATAGTTCCATTTTCTCCTGTTGGACTTGCATCGGGTGTAATGGCTGCTAAGTTAGTATTCCATGCAGGGTCTACACCTGTTGTAACCGACCATGCACCCGATAAGAAAGCAGGTGATGTATCAATAGTTCCCGCACTTGTTAACTGAATTAATCCTAGTTTAAAGGTTTGGTCTGTTCCAACTTTCTTATTATGTTTAATTGATACCCTTACTTTTCTACCAACTAAGTGACGCATATCTTCATTTAATATCCATTGGCTCAGCATTACTTTTTTACCAGCAGTTGCAGAAATTATAGAGCCATAATAACGTGCATTTACACCTGTTTCTGGTGCTGAGCCAGTATCGACTTGCTGCCAGTTTAAGTTTGATGCTACAGATGAAGTAACACTCCAAGCATCTGAAACTACACCACCACGAGTTGTTGTTGATACTCCTGCAATAGCCGTTGATGCTACTGCAACTTTTTGTTGAACACTAAACCCACCGTTAACAAGTATATTGCGTTCATCTAATCCGTTGTGATTAAAAATGGATATCACGCCTTTGTCATCTATACTACAAGTTTTATTGTTATTGTCTATAAAAATTTCTACTTTGTTACTTACCGGTGTTGAGGGGGCTTCCCCTTTTGTCATTTTTAATCCCATTGTTTTATGTTTTTAATTATCCTATTTCTAAAGTTGAATTTATGCCTATTTCTAAAAATTTAGTATTTGCTATTTCATAATAACCAGAGTAGTATGCACAATAACCATCTGTAATTGTTTGGTTTAATGCAGGGGCTTGTTTAGTTATTATTAAGTCGGGTAAAGAAGCTGAGACCGTTGCCCAACTTGCACTTACGCCGTCTGTTGTTAAGTATTTACTGTTGTTTCCTGTTTGAGTTGGTAAACTACCGCCACCACTTGCGGCAATGGTTACATTAACCCTATCGTTTGCTACATCATCCGCAATAGTTAATGTTACGTTAGTCCCCTCTATTAAATTTAAAGTACGTCTAACGCCTATTAGAGTTCCTGCTTTTCTTATTATTGTTCTTACAAATCCCATTATACTAAAGGTTTAATTTGTTTAACACCACCACTATCTAAATTAGAAGTTAATAAAAGTCCATCCCATTGTACCATACCTAAATCATAAGGGATAGCGTTACCAATGAATTGAGCCGTTGCATCTGCATCATTTATATAAATCTTAAATGCTGAGTTATCAACTCTGTTAATATACACACGACATCCCGTCATTGTTGCTACATCCCAATAAACGGTAATATCATTTGACGTTGCATCAACTTCAACCGTTTTATTGTGGTAAGTAATATCTAAAGTTATATCTACTAAAGTTGATATTGGAACGATGGGTGCTTCAATAGTTGAATTGTTTAAAGCATTAGTTATAACAACATTACTTAATCCAATACCTCTAAAGGCACTCACATCACCGTTAACAACTACATTGGTACAATTATCTAACTGAATATCCGTTGCGCCACTTGCTATAAAATTACCCCTGCCATTAACTATATGAGATGCGTTACCGTTGTTTGTGTTATTTATTCCATTAGAGTAATTACCGTTAACTATTCTGTTTAATTCGCTAGGGTCTTCGTTTGGTAATTCTATTGTGTTTGACTGCCATGTGTCATATTCCTGTAACTTCAACATCGTAACTAAAGTACTTTGTTGAGTGTTCATTATGTACTCAAAGTTTTGAATGTAGAAGTAACAGTTAAAATGATCTACCCAAACTACTTTTCTAAAACTAAAATCTTTAACCTTTAATTCATTAAGATTAAAATAAGCCTTAACAACTGCCGAACGTTTATCGCTCAACTGATTAATCATTTTAGAATAGTATTTATTCTTTAAGTTGTTATTGGTGTAAGTAGCATTAATATAATTGTAATAAACCTTTTGTGGCGTATCCCAATTTATACTAAGTGTAGGTGTGTAAGGATTATCAACTTCACCAACGAATGGATAGTAATTGTAAACCGTATCACCGGCAATAGAACTTCTTAGTTTCCAACCGCCATAAGACATATTAATATTACCACCTCTATAAAGTTGGCGTATTACTGACTTCATTGGTTTAATAGTTCCGTTGTCGTTTTTAAAAATCTTAGGTAGTATTAAGCCATTAACTTGATTATCTACTATTGGAGTAGGTGCATAAATTAATTCAGTCTTTTTAACGGGCTTAACAAATTCGCTTACACAATCGGTATATCCAAAACCATAAGTTTGTTTATATTGTTTAAAATAAGCATCGTTATACTGGTCGCTGTCTTGTTTATTCCAAAACTCATAACGCTTTGTGTCAAGTTCGGAAACTGGCAATACTTCATAATCTTTGCTAAAGTCTAATAACTCAGACCAGTTATCTTCACCTACATAAAAACCGTCATCACGTGGCTCAATAATATAATCTTTTGCTTTGTCGGGATTAGGTATCATGTAAAGGTTAGCCGCTTTTATTTCAGTCATTAACCAATCAATCTGTTTAACCTCGGTAGGAATACATTGGTTAACTTCTAAAAAACCACCCTCTGTAATGTTGTTATTTAATAACCTTGCGGCATAAGTACTATTAACTTTTGTGTCATATCTCCATGTTGTTGCACCGTCAACAATAAGAACATTTGTAGCTGTAAATAAATTAAAATTAATATTACCAGCTATTTCAACTCTATAGTTTTCAGTAGCTAAAGCAGCCCATGATGGTATTTGTACATAAATTTGATGTGATGAAGTTAATGCAGGTAATGTTATATTGAATAAAGAAACCGAATTTGTACCTACTGCCTGCCAACCTATACCGTTAAACTGAGTTATGTAAACATCAAAACTTGCAAAGTTAATTATGGCATAACTTGCAGCTCCAGCGGTCGCTCCAACATTTTCTAAAACAACATCAAAATTAACTAACGTTTCAATTATAAAAGTATTAGTTGTTGTTGGCGAAAATATACCCGTACCCGTTGCATAGTTACCGCCCGGGTCATTATAAGGTAAAACGTTATCTTCATTAAACAAAACAACTTCGCTAGGATTAGGAGGAAAATTAAGAATTTTTGTCCCAGACCAAGGACCGTAAAAACAAGCCGTAGGCGTTCCCGTTTGCGTAGCGTTACGCCTTGCATAGAATTGGCTATTAGTTATAGCCGTCGTTCCTAACGTTAGATATTCTTTTGTTGGTGGTATTAATTGGCTTTTATAATATGCGCTGTCTAAGTAAGTAGATGTCCATGTGTAACCTGCAGCCGCAAATATCTTAGCCATGTACTCACGCTTGTATAATTGAGGCCTCATGTGCTTTACATGATATTCAACATCGGTTAGTATTTGGTTTTCGCCCCAATTAATTAAGCCATAATAATACCCCGAGCCAATTACACCCGTTACACTTGTTGCAGGTATCCAACTGTTTGTTACATTAGCTTTAGTTAAGTCATGGTCATAATCACTAAAATCTAAATCAGTTAAGTAAGCATCACCAATGGCTAAAAACAAATTGCCAATAGTTCCGGTTGCCGTGGTTTGGTAGTTTACCGTTTTACTATCAGGGTCAACAATTACTTTTATTAATTGCAAATCACCATCTAACTGCAATACCTCGTTAACGTAGTATTTTATCTTACATTTTAATCGAGGGTCAAAAGTAGTTAGTGTACTGTTTAGTTTCCAAATAACTCTAAAGAATAAATCAACATCCTTAGAATTAAAGTTTATTGTTTTAGAAAATGTTGTATTTCTTTTGCTAGGGTCTTTAACGTCGGCTATTAAATAGCTTAACGATAAAGGTATTTCCTGAATATAACTTACGTCGTATTCAGCACCAGCTTGGTCATATAATAATACTTTTATGTTAGCCACGCTGTCTAAAGTTTTGGTGAGTATAATCTAAATCTATTTGGTAATTTCTAAGCCTATCTGTGTTCTTAGTGGTGTAACTTGTTTGAGTAACCTTAACACCTTTGTAAGTTGTTAAACTGCCAATATCTAAGCGTACATCGGTAGAAGTAAACAAATCTTTATGCAAGGCAAATTCAGCATCGGTTAACCAATCGCTATTTAATTGTAGCTTATCTTGAATGGTTACTGATTGTATCTTTTCGCTATTCAAAGCAGGATCTAAAGTCATAACGTTAGAAATTAAAGACCATCCGCTTTTTTTAAATGATGTTGTAGTTTTACTGCTCGATAAAGTAGCTGCTAAATTGCAATGTAATGTTTCATAAGAGCCATTAGCTTTTAAATAATGTAAAGTGTACACCTCAAATTTAGGATTACATTCTATTGTTATATTTTTGATAACATCATTTGTGTCACCATTCTTAATAACATAAGATGCGACGTTAGAAGTAATGATAGGATATGTGCCACTATTAACGGTAACAAATGGGGCTGTTATTCCTAACAAGCCTTTATAACCAACGTCAATGGCAACGTAATTATCAGAGAATAAACCCGTGCCGGCATCTGGTCTATTGATTGAATAGTTACCTAATAAAGAGCCGGCTGCATCGTAAGTAAATATATCAATCTTATTTAACTCGCCTATATTTTCCTGACATAAAGCGTAAAGATATTGCGAGCGATCTTTGTATGTTTTGCTAGGAAGTATAGTTAAGTAAACTAAATTAGGTATTGAACTATCATAACAAAAGTAGTTAGGTGAATAAGGGGCGATATATTGTTTATCAACTCCTGCATTCCAAGTAATATAATCTTTATCAACTCCTGCAAAGTAAGTTGGTACGGTTGCAACGTCATAAGTTTCACCAACATTAAATCTAAACTTTCTAGTTGCATTAGTGCATTTTTGCCAACCGTATAAATTAACGGGAATATAGTTAACCATTAATAGTTGAACATACGCTTGTAAATCCATTACTAATTTATTGTTAGGGTCTGGTTTTACTTTGATAGTATCAAACACATAAGAGCCTGTTACATCGGTTAAAACGATTGTGTAATAAAAGTTAGGCTGTATTGTTTGATTTGACGTTGCAACCACCCAATTCTCATTATAAGCAGGTGTTGGTGACGTTGGGCTTGATTGTATTGTTATTGCCATTTAATATCTGTTACTGTTATTGCTTTACCTATTAATTTTCCCATTTGTTCTGCTAACTCTGCCTTTCTTCCGTCCTCTGTTACTCTATCTATAAAAGGCTTTGGTTTAATTCCATTCTTACCTATTGCCCTTGCCACTATAAAAGCAAATTGTTTCGCTGCTTTTGGGAATGGTAACTCTTTAACTATTCGTTTAGTAAACCCTTTTTTTTGGTTATAATCAATAGTCATTTGGTAAAGTATCTTAGACGGATTTATTCCGTTTTTAGCTTGCCACTTTTCACCTAAAACTTTTGTTGGCGGTTGCTTACCTTTCTTTCTGCCATTCTCAATATAGTACCAATAGTCCTCATTAGGAGTTATTGATATAATCACTTTGTTAGGATAATATTTAACACCCCCAACAAATTCAATCCTTGAGGTTTGTAACCTTTCGCCACGTTTAGCACCATCCTTTAAGGCTTTATCTAATGAAGTCTTTAAATCATTAGCCCATTTAGCCCCAAAGTCATTTAGTAATTTATCTATTTCTTCGTTGACGTTCAATTTCTTCAGCTTCCATTTTATTCTTATCTTTAAGATAAGCTAGTTCATTTAATAATCTTATTACTCCCCACTCATGCACATCGTCCTCTGTTATTCTATTAGCTTGGGATACCTCTTTAACTATGTGAACCCATCCCCAAAAATCGACAAACCTTTCTCTCTCAGTTCTGTTTCTATCTCTTTGTTGATCGTCTTCATCGCTTCCACCCCCTCCAAATAATCCAAGGTATTTAGATTCCAATTCGCCAATACTTCTAAGCAAAAAAAAACACTTGGTTGCGCTATCGACATTGATGCGTTTAGAAACTTATCGGCTACCTCAGCGTGTTTGTTACCATCGTATTTGAATGATAGGTATTGAGCAGGCTCATAAGTCAAGGCACAAAGTTCGTGTAGTTTATTAGGGAAATAGTCGGGCTGCTCCATTAACGTTTTAATCGTAATGTAACGAGCCACGTTTATATCGTTTACCGAGCGTGATGCCTTGTAAAAGTTACCACCTTGCCAAGTGATTAACTTAGGTTGTGGTTTATACTTAACAGACTTTAATAAGCCGCAAGTAAAAGACTTAAAAGATACTTTAGGTTGGATGGGTTTAGTTAAGAATGAAAGACTTTTAACTAAGTACTTGTAATGCTTTAAATCTAAGTTTTCAACTTCGTCATAGGTTTTGCCGGTAAAGAATGATATAATACGTGACCAATCTATTTCGCCTTGCAGGTGAGGATAGATGGTTTGGTATTGTTCAATGGTTACTTTATTCCAATTAAAAGGTATTGTCATATACCTATTAAATACTAAAAAAGTTGATTTGTTTTAGGCAAATGAATATCTGCCTGAGCCTTTATTTATCTTATTAAGAGCTACATAACGAATAGCATCAATAGTGTGATTATTAAAATCAACGGGTATATTTTTACCATCTATCCATTTATAAGATCTAAACTCTTTTATGGTATAAGTTGACGTTCTTGTTATGTTAATCTTAAATTGCTTTAAAGTGTCTATTGAATTACGGATACTATCTGCCCCTTTGTTAGCCCCTTGAATATTAAAACCTGCCCTTGTTAAGTCTTCAATACTTTTAGGCTCGGCACTATCCGCAACTATTGGCATGGCACGTGTTACACCTAACCTTGTTAATTCGTTTGCAATATCGCTATTGGTTAATCCTGTGCGATATAACAGCTCGTCTATGTATATCTCACTATTGTACCTAAATACTTTTATAACCGTTGTAGGGTCATTAGTAAAGCCAAAGTCCATACCTATTCCAAGTAACTCAGCACCCAAAGGAATGTTATCTACAATATCAAAGTTTCTAAAGACTAAGCCCTCTATTTTCCCAGTCATGCCACGTGCATAAACCTTGAATAGTTCCATATCTTTAAAGCGTAAACCCTCTATTTTATCACGTATCTTTTGAGCAACGAATGGATTGTGCCTGTGGTCGGATATAAATAACTTTACGCCATCCGTACCTATTAAATTCTCATGCACCCAGAACTCAGCATTGGGATTGTAGTCGATATAAACTTGTTTACGGGTACGCATATACAATTCGTTAAATATATCGTATGTTATGCCCTGTGCTTCGTTTATGAATAGATAATCCCTTTTACCAGACTTTGCACCTTGGGCGGTCTCATAAGATTTAAACTCCATAACTGAGCCATTAGCAAATTGAAAGATACGGTCTGTTCTATTGTAGTCTGCTATCTTATGCCTAAGTTGTTCGCTATTGTTATAAATATCTAAGGCATCACGTAACGCCCCGGCTTTTAAGTTAGGGATTGATTCGCCAACAACTGTGATAACTATTGGCGATTGAATAGCTTTAGTGAATAGGACTTGTAAAATGGAATAGGTTTTTCCTGAGCTGCTCCCGCCTTGATTGACTAGTACATCTTCGGTGGCAAAGTAATTGGCTTCGTATAGGCATGAGGTTTTAAACACATTAATCTAAACTAATATCCTTTTCATTACTACTCAATGGTGAATCGCTTTTAATAATCTCAACTGTTGTATTGAGGTTTATGTTTTCGTTTTTAGACTCGACCTCTTGTTTAGGTTGCCCGTAAACTCTATTAAGTAAAATTTCCATTGAATATAACGTTCCCTTTTCAATGCCTCTTTTAATAGCGTTGGCAACTGTTTTTTCTAATACAGTAGAGTTATCATCTTTAAATACTTCTGCTAATTCTGTAATAGTCATAGCCATCATATTTTCAATGGTTTGAGTTATGTCTTGTTTATTGTAACCCATATCTTTTAATTGACAAACGAATTTACGAGGTCTTCCGTGTGGGTTTCCTGTTTGCCCCTTTGTATAGGGTATTAAGTTTTTGTGTCCGTCGCTACTTGGCATATTAGTCTAAGTTTTTAAATGCTTTTAATGGGTAAAATACTAAACTGTTTCTGTAACCGCCTTCGTGGGTTGGTACTATTGGTGTTACACCATGCAAGTTTCTCCATGCCGGATATACCAGCATTGAGTTATCGCAGCTATCCATTGTAGCGCCATAATCCGGAACTGTTGTATTCCCTCCTTTAGCGTTTCTTTTTTTTGCTATTATTACATTAACACAACCTTCTAAGTTTCCAGCATCCCTATGAAATGGTGCTGATATATTATAATTGGAGATTGAACTTGTAAATAATTCACTAAACCTATATTTTACAGATGCATTTTTTTGTATTATCTCTTTTTGCCTTTCGTATATATGAGGTGTTAATTCTTTTATTATCTGCTCGCTTTCTTTAGCTAATAGGTACATTGCCTTTATAAATGTTTGAGCAGATTTTACAGAGTGAACACTTGATACAGTTGCATAAGGTCTTCTCATGTGAGGTTTTGGAGGAACACCACCTAATATTGTACTATACTGTAATACTTCTTTTTCAGAGTTATGCAGTCCGCTTGACCTTTTCATTACTGACTTTGGTACATTTTTACTTCTCAACTCGGCATCCGCTAATTCAGCAAGTTTTTTAGCCTTTATGGAGTAAGTACCTATATCCTTAATATAAAACCCGATTGGCTCATTATTAAAATAAAACATTGAATCCTCTGTTATATTAGGCTCAATATGTCCGCAAACATCCCCTATTTGGACATTATGCTCTAGCTTAATTAAATCAATTCTTTTCATAACAAAATACATTAGTACAAGGTGCAACAAATCCGGGAGGAACAACTAAATCATAAAATCTCTTATCTATAAATTTCATTTCGTATCTTTGCATTAGTAGATTACAACATTCTCTAAATCTATTAAGGTTCTTGTCAATATCAAAACTCCATTCATAAACCATTTTTTTAAATACTTTCTTTGTATTTTCTAAAATTAACATTTCAGCACCTTCAATATCCATTTTACAACAATCGAAATTTTTAGCCTCAACATCAAAATTTAAGCATGGGACTTTCAATCCTTTATTATTCCATTTCTTTACAATTGAATTTCTCCAAACATTACCATTATTACCAATAAATAAAATAACTTCTTTCACTTCATTATGTACTAGAGCAGCCTGCTTTATAGTTGCTTTAAATCCATTAAGGTCTAAGTTCTTTTTAATCATTTCGCAGTTAAAAGGATCCGGCTCATAAACAGTAACATTAGCACCCATTGAACAAGCTAATAATGTGAAAGCACCAACATTACCGCCACAATCCATCCAAGTTTCATTTTGTTTAATTGTCATGCCTTTTTTTAAATAAACTTCTTTTCCTAAAACCTCATTAAAAGTTTTAAGTTCTGACATACCTTCTCTATGAAAAAATTTAATCCCTTTTATTTCCCCTTCGATTAGTTTCATATCTTTTCTTTTTCTTCTTTTAAATACTCCATAATCATTCCTCCTACATATGCCTTTTGGTCTCTCCAAAATTTAACAAGTTCATAAGCTTGGTCGTAATGTTCAGCCTCAAATTCTATTTGGATGGCTTTTTTAACACCATCTGTCATATCATTTAATTGTCCTGATACATCTTCATCATCTAAAATAGAATAATCAACCTCTGCAGCAAAATTAGGCAAATCTAAACCCCAACTTTCCAATTCCAAAGCATCCCAGTCGTTTAATAATTGCCAATCCCATTCGCCACCTGATAGGTTATCCTTAATCAAAAATTCCCTTTGTTTCTCCTCAGATAATCCACTTGCTTTAATAATCGATACTTCCTTTAACCCAGCTTCTTTGCATGCTTTAAAACGCATATTTCCGCCCAATATAATCATATCATCATTAACCACTATCGGTCTGATATTTAACATTTCGGGGAAGTCTTTTATAGACTGAACCAACTTGGCAAACTTATCGTCCTTAATTAACCGAGGGTTATTTGGATTAAGTTTAATTTTACT